AATCTCTACATACGTTCCAGATTTGTGTTTAACAAGAATTCTTTCAGAACTAGGAGTATCATCCAACTCAATAATGTGATTGACAACTTTTGGCGTTTCTTTAGCTGACGTTGTGATTACCTTGTTGTTGTTATAACTGGGATTTCTTCTTTCTTCAACACCAATTGTTTTTTCTTCTGAAGTAAGAGTTCTTGGAATCTTATCTCCAGAAGCGAACCCGCTTATGCCTGGTCCAATAGGATTGGGTTTATTTTGATTTAATGAGCCAAGAATGATCGGCAAATTCTTATAGGCGCCATCCAGAAAAACACCAAACACGGTTGTATTAACGTTTAGCCAATTTGGCGTTACTCCGATCCCACTTTCAGCTGGACTTGTTGATGGAACCATGATAGACGCCCAAAGCAGATCGTCCTGATAAGGATCTAATCCTTGATCCCCAGTGATCTTTATCTGTACTTTACCAAAATTCTCTTCAACACCGTTGATGTTAATGACAGTTCCAATAAAACCAATTAAATTCTCAATCAACATTAGTAGAATCCTGCCTTGATCATTTCACATGATTGTCTATAATAAAGATCTGATGGACTGATAATGTGTCGTATTTTAGCAAACAAATATATTCCACTGGAAATTTCATTAGTCTCGTATGCTGTTCCACCACCGATCTTTGGAATGTTTAATTGGGCGGCATTTCCAACAGTTATTCGGCTGTCTCCATTTATCTCCATTCGGATGATATTAGAAGAAAGTTTGGTCATATAAGCCTTTGCTAAAAGTTCTTTCTTGATTCTAAGAAGATCGTTTTCACTATTTATTGGAGCAACGATAAGATTGTTTGTTTCGTCACCTTTTTGATATACTCTTTGGGTTGTTGATTTATCGTGGTTTAAACTCCTATCTGATATTTTGAAATCGTGTTCCGTATCATCATAGGTAAATTCGTGGTGCTGACCTGTGTTAATGTCATATGCAATAATCTTTGATTTGATACCCCCAAATTGAATGGTATCAACCAAAGATTGTATTTGTGCCTTTTCTAATACTTCAATTTTTCTCCAGGAGCTTTTGGTGACATCGTTTGGTTCAGCGATATCATAATAAAAGACCATGTCTCCATTAATGATATTTGTATTTTTGGCAGCTTTATCTAGAATTTCTTCTAAAGTTATGAAGTTATATCCATCCTGGTTTTCAAAGAACATATATGTGCTGGAAGAATATAACCTTGATACTGATCTTCTCTTGATTGCATCAATAGCCTGAAATGGATAAAAGCTCGAACAGTTTATTGTATCGAGAGCACTTGTTTTTGAGAAATATAATTTCTTATTCGTTCTGATCTTGTTCTTTAAGATATCGTTGATCATGTTTTCTGGGGAAGTTTTATTATATATTTCCCCAACTCTTAATCCAACAGCCCTTTTAGATTCTTCAGAAAACATTGTAAAGAAATATGTCTGTGTTCTTGTTCCAGGTATTGCAGCTTTGACACTGTCTATGACAAACTTCATTTCTGTATATTCTATCTTTTCAAATGTCTTATATTTAATTCTTACGATAGATCCAGGAAGAACATCATAATCAATTAGACCTCTCGAGTCATCGATTGATGCTGTTGCGGATATACAAGGCTCGAAAATAGACTCATAGATATTTAATTGGGTAACGAATGGAGTAAGGTCTATTGGAGGTGTGTCTCTATTTAAATACGTAAGATCGAATACACTTATATGTAAAGAACCCTTACTCTTAGCTTGAACTGTTTTATTATTAGTCATTATTGTTCCAGAAGTTTGTCAAGATTAGCATAAACTGAAGAAATACCTTGTGTTCTGAGGATCTTCACGTTTCTCTTAATCTCATTTAATTCTTTTTCATAATCAAAATAAGATAAAGGACTCCAGAAACGACTTTCTTCTTCTGTGATATTGTCCTCAGTATGAGGCGTCTCAATAACAGTTGTGGTATATTGATCGGTAGAACCGTATCTGTAAATGACGTTCCCGCCTGTGGTCACAAAAGTACCAGTGATATTCTTAACAGTTATTTTTAAATCGGTCGCGTTTATATCGACGATTTCAGCCGATGCCACTTGATTGCCAGAAACAAACTGAAATATTAAAGTTCCAGCAGCAAGATCTTCAACTGAATTTACCGTAAGAATTCTTAGTTTGTTTGTGGTCTTTTTCCAATCTTTTTTGTGTCTCTCGTATCCCAGAATTCTGTTGGCGTAATCAATTCTTGCTGTGTAGTATTTCTTTACGTTTTTCGAAGCAGCTTCGTATTGTTCTATGGTAAGATTATCTTCAGGATAATCATTCCAGTTATTGATGTAAAATACAATTTTTTGTTGTGCTAATGTCAGATCACCGTATTTTGTTACAATCATGTTGTAGAAAGAGTTACCGTCTAGATAAACGTCATATGGATCGATGATATCGTTACCGATAAAATACAGCCAATCGAAATAAGGAGAATCGTAATACGAATCGGCAATCAGATCAGCCCGCTGGGACATCTGATCGGGAAGGATTACCTGGACAAAATTCTCAGGTGTTTCTTTGGTCTTCTCATCAAGAACAACTCGCGCGAAGATGTTTCTAACATTGTTGTTAGAGTATTGAATAATCGGAAATCTATCGAAAAACTGTTTTGTCATGATTATTATGGCGTAATAGTTGGTAGAGGATCTATAATTTTGTTTTCATCTCTAGTAGTTTCGTCAAAAATATTCTTAAGATTGTTGAGATCAACTTTTTCACCTTCTCTTCCAAAATCTTCTCCAGTAAACAGTTCAATTTCAGTAAGATTTAATGTTAATGAAACGAATGTGGGTGAGTTTCTTTCTGAGTTAAAGAAAGAAAGATTGTTTTCAGGTGCATAATTAATTGAAATTGAGTCAATCACACAATGTTTTGTCTGGAACATCTCGGGGTCAACGTGGTTAATCATACCTTCAGTGAAAGTAGTACCAGCCCAAGGATAAAGTTTTACCTTTACCATATAAGGATAATTAAATATGTTATAATCAACTTTGTCTCCATTTTCTTGGGAAACTTTTGCATATGTTGGCAAAGAGTATGATTTGATTCTTCTGATAATTTTTCTAAGAGTCTCAGACTCTTGTTCGGTATTTGGGGCAAAATTCCATGAAAATGAATATGATCTAAATTTCACGCTTTCAAAAATAATAGATTTGTTGGGGTTTAGTGCCGCTGCTAAGCTTTGCGAAGCAAGATTTACAATATTTTGTCCCCCAAATTTCCTTATCGCTTGAATACCGGGATTTAATGCTGCAGATACTGTGATCGCTTGCTCATTATTCCTTTGATTTACAATAGCTCCTACGAATTCAGCATCATAAGGTCTATAGTCGACCTCATGTTTGTCTTCAAGATTTGTTGGAAGAGGAAATGCTACGGAATATTCTGTTTCAATATTCCCTGGAAGGTTTGGTGATGGTCTGCTATATTTCTTGAAGTCCATCCTCATATAAAATTTGCTTAGATCAGATGGATACGAGACAATTGTTCCTGTCGGAGCTGCGAAAACATTAGAATCTCTTGGTAATAGAATAGATTGATCTCTCACAGAAACACCGTTGGTGAATCTTAAGTTATCTATTTCTCTTCTATTTGAAACGGATATTTGTTGAATTCTTTCAAACTCTGCTGCAGCATCAGTTATTCCTTTACGAATTAAGGAACCTAATTTATCCAAATCTAGCAGTTTTGATAAATTTCCTTTATTTCCTGTGGCGGCCAAATTTTGCTACTCCAATTGGATTATATACGTTTGTATTTATAACAAATAAATAAATAGTATCCAAAACGAAAGATTGTAATATGAGAACGATGAAAGGTCGATTTAGACCAAACAACCCACAGAAATACAAGGGAAAGGTCAGCGATATTATTTATAGGTCTAGTTATGAACTTAAGTTCATGATGTATTGTGATTCGACTCCAAATATCATCGAATGGTCTTCCGAGGAAACTATTATCCCATACACGTCACCAAGAGACAACAGGATACATAGATATTTCGTTGATTTTCTTATCAAAGTGAAAAAAGAAAATATTATTGAAACATATTTAATTGAGATTAAACCACAAAGCCAACAAAAACCGCCACCACCATTAAAAAATGGAAAAGCCCCAACAAAGGCGTACATCAATGAGGTATTTACCTGGGGTGTGAACGAAGCTAAATGGAAAGCAGCCCAGAAGTATTGTGAGATAAAGGGTTGGAAATTTATGGTAATCGGCGAGAAAGAACTAAATATTAAAACGTAATTGTACAAGAAAGCTAATATGGCCAGAACCATTTTTGACGAGATTATTAGAAGAGGATTGTCGGCAGGACAATATCCTGCAAGAACAGAACAATCGAGGAGATGGTACAGGGAAACAGCATCAAAATTATCTAATATTAACGATCTAAGCTTTTTTAAAGGAGATCCTTCTAGACTTGTCAAGAATCCAATCATCGGTAGCATGTATATGTTTTTCTATGATCCCAAAACGGCCGACAAGCTTCCATATTATGACGTGTTTCCTCTTATCTTTCCATTTAAGAAAACGATTGACGGGTTTTATGGTATCAATCTACACTATCTTCCGCCACAATTGAGGGCTAAATTGATGGACGGACTGTATGAGTATGCCAATAATGATAGATATGACGAGACAACCAAACTAAAAATGAATTATTCACTACTTCAAAGGGCGTCATCGCTGAGGTTTTTTAAACCTTGTGTGAAGAGATATCTCAGTAGTCATGTGCAGTCAAATTTCATGTATGTGAGACCAGATGAGTGGGATATCTGTCTATTTCTGCCAACGGAAAGATTTGTTAAGCAGAGTAAACAGAATGTCTGGGCTGATAGCAGAAGAAAGATAGGAAGATAAATATATGGCTGGAAAAAGATTCGGTATTTCGAATTTCAGGTCTGAGATCCAAAAAAATGGCATCTTGCAAAATAATAGATTCGTTTGTACGTTTGCAGTCCCAAAGGGTTTAAAAAAAGGAAATGTGGATGATATTACGCTTAGATGCGAAACCGTAACTATTCCGGGACAAAATTTCTTCACCCAAGATGTAAAAAGATATGGATACGGTCAAATTGAGAAAAAACCATATCTACCAACATTTAATCCTATAAGAATGGTATTTCTTGTAGATAGAAAAGCGAATATAATCAAATTTTTCAACGATTGGGTAAATTTGATGGTTCCGCATAATATTGAGACTCAGGGAACCGCAAAACAGGATCAACTATATCTTGTTGGGTACAAAGACCAATATATTTGTCCAGTTTTACAAATTAATGTGTACAATGAATTTGATGTAAGAGCCATGGTATGTAAAGTTTTTGATTGTTTTCCAATAACAGTTTCTGATTTTGACACAACATGGAGTTCTCAAAACGACCCAATTAGACTATCAGTAACTATGCAGTTCTTACACTCAAGTAAAGAGTTTTATTCCCCAAATGGAAATGTAATAAAGGATTAACATTATGTCACTACCAAAAATCACCCAGCCATTATTTGACATTGAAATTCCTTCAACAGGAAAAACAGCAAATTTCAGACAATTTCTAGTAAAAGAAGAAAAGATTCTTTTCGTGGCCCAGCAAACAAGAAGCCGAAAAGAAATTGCCAAAGCCATTAAACAGATCATCAACAACTGCTGTGTTGATGATAAATTTAACGTAGAATCATTAACGGTTGCTGACATTGAATACGTATTCGTGCAGCTAAGAGGCATATCAGTCAACAACATTGTTGAGCTTCAATTTGTAGACGAAGATGATAATAAGACTTACAAATTTGAAATTGATGTTGCGGATATTAAGATTATCAAACCAAAAAAGAAACCGACAAATGATATCAAAATTAACGACAAGGTTGGTATTATTCTAGAATACCCAAGTTTCGGTGTTGTTGAGCAATATGAAGATACTATGAATGAATATGATGTTCTTATGATGTATTTGAGAAATTCAATCAAGTCAATTTATGATGAAAACGATGTGTATGATCCTAACACATATTCACAAGAACAACTGAACGAGTTTATTGAAAATTTCTCACCAAAAATCTTTGAGAAAATAAAGACGTATTTTAACTCTGCACCAAAGATGGAGTACACTATCCAGTATGAAAACTCACAGGGCAAAGAGAAAAAGATCGTTCTTGCTACGTTAGAAGATTTTTTTACGTTGCTATAAGTTATGGTGATCTAGCAAACTATTATAAGACAATATTTTCCTTGATGCAGCATCATAAATATTCCTTAACAGAAATTGAGAATATGATACCTTATGAGAGAGACATTTATGTTGATATGTTGATTGATCATATTAAGAAACTAGAACAACAAACCCAAGGAAACGGATAAGATGGCAGCTGGTGTAATCGTTCCTCTCATTAGGGCACTTCTCTCTATTGGTGGGATTTTCGGGAGAGGCGCTGCAACTGGTGCTGCCAGAGGTGCTGCAACTAGTGCTGCCAGAGGCGCTGCAACTGGTGCTGCCAGAGGCAAAGCTGGAGTCCTTGGAAAAATTTTTGGTGTAGGATCAGGCTTTTTAGGTGGACTATTTTCAGGTGCTACGGGCGGAAAGCTTGGTGATTCTAGAAACAACAATTCAAGTAACAGTGGGACCGTAAGGGGCACCGGATCGGGTTCATTTTTTGGAATTTCAAATTCTTCTAGTACAAAAATAAACGTCCCATCATCATCAAAAGACGAATGTTGTGCCCAAACAATAGCACTGTTGTCATCAATCGACGAAACTCTTAAAAGAAGTCTTTACATTTCACAAAGATTAGCTTCTCAAAATATTGAGATTATGGCTGAGGGTAGAGGCAATCAAAATATTGCTGGTTTGGGTGGGGGGGCAGAAAGATTAAGAGATGACGCAGAGAAAACGGGATATGGTTTAGGCCAAATGATTATGGAATCAGCGGGTCTCTTTATTTTGACCAATGCTGGAAAATTATTTGATCTCGGGAAAGAGGCTTTTGATGGTGCAGCATCAATTGTTGATGGAATAAACAAGACAATTGACGACACAGCCAAATCTCCTTTAATTTCTCCTGTTATTGAAGGTCTAGATACCGTTTTTAAAGGAGGTTACCAAGCCAAAACAGAAGAAGGAAAGGCTGCTGGTCCTTGGGGTGGAATTGTGGGTGGTGCTTTAACTGGAATGGCAATCGGTGCTGCAGGTGGTAGTGTTGCGCCTGGGATTGGTAATGTTGTTGGTGCGGTTACTTTGGGAATTTTGGGCGCAATTATGGGTGAAGATGCGTTCGAAGTATTGGGAGATACGTTTTCAAACAGCTTTAATGAGAATGTTGATTCTGATAAGATTGGGAAAGAAATTGGAGAATCTTTTTTAAGTAAAACAAAAAATAAGATAGACCTTTTTACGGCATCTGTTGCTCCAGATCATAATTCAGGAGGATCTCCACGCACAAGAGATATGAGTGGTGTTGAACCAAAATCGTTGGGTGATCTTATTGCAAAATATGAATCGGGCGGCAATGCAAATATTTACAACAAATATGACCCGAGTTCTGACAAATATGTTGCAGTAAGAAACAAAGACATATCATCTATGTCAGTAAACGATATTATGAAAGAACAGAGTACAAGAAGTATGTTTGCTGTTGGAAAATATCAATATACACCAGATACCCTAAAAGATATTATTGACAGAATGAAAGAACAAAAACTACTATCTGGAAATGAAAGATTTACCGAAGATCTACAAAATAAGATCTTTAGTTTCTCCATTATGAATGACAAGAAATTTGAGAATTTAAGAAAATATCTGTCTGGTGACGTTTCGGCAAAGAAAGCAGCAATGTTAGAATTGGCTAAAGAGTGGAGAGCTCTGCCTGATCCGAATACAGGTAGAACATTTGCTGATAAAGGTGAAAGATTTAATAAAGCTTTGGTTTCTACTGAAGAGGATTCAAAAATTTTAGACAAAATGTTACCATCATCAGGCTCTATGCCTTTAACATCACCATCAACCGAAGGATCAGCCGCGATCGCAGCGTTCATCCTGTCCTTAGTTGGCGCTTCATCTCCAATGCCGTTGGTGACACCAAGAACAAATACT